ACCATCCCCGGCGATACGAATAACATCATCGAGCGAAAGCTCACCAAAGAAGATAAACAGAAATACCCCAAAGCGTGGGAAGAATATCAGCGCGGTGAATCTTCGGGCTTCACTGGCACACCTCTGGAGCAATGGCCCCAGATTACCCGTGCGCAGGTCAAAGAATCGAAATACTTTGAATGCCACACTGTAGAACAACTCGCGGGATTGTCTGATAGCCACTGCCAAAAGATGGGCATGGGCTTTCAGGAACTGCGCCAAAAGGCCAAGGCTTATCTCAATATCGCAAACGACACAGCGGCGGCAACTGCCCAAGCTGCTGAAAACGAGCGACTGCGCAATGAAATGGCAGAACTCCGCGCCATGATCGCAGGGCAAGCAGAGAAAAAAGCAGGCCGACCACGTAAGGAAGAAGTAGAGACATGAACTTATTAAGCCTAATACAGCAAGTATGCGACGAGCTGGCGATTAACCGCCCGTCTTTGGTGGTGGGTACAACTGACCCGCAAACCCGCCAAATGTCTGCACTGCTGTATAGGCTTGGTAACGACCTAACCCGTCAATTTGAATGGCAACGGCTGAACAAGGAATACATCCTCCAGACCGTTGCCTATTCACGCACAGGAACCACAACGCAGGGTTCTAACGTCATTACAGGGATACCCTCTACAACAGGGCTATCTACTCAGTTTGGCATCGCTGGTGTTGGTGTAGAGCCATTCGCCCAGATCACAAGCGTAGACAACCCCACGCAAGTGACAATGAACATGCCTGCTACGGCTTCGGGCACTGTTACTTTCCAATTTTCTCAAGTTCAATACGACCTGCCATCGGATTGGGATAGAGAAATCCCGCAGACCGAATGGGACCGCACAAACCGCTGGCCTTTGATGGGGCCACAATCCGCGCAAGATTGGCAGTCGTTTAAGTCTGGAATTGTCTACGCTGGCCCCCGTCAGCGCTTTCGCATTGTTGGCAACACCTACGCGATAAACCCGCCCCCTCCTAATGGGCTGGTGTTTGGCTTTGAGTACATCTCCAAGGCTTGGATTAACTCCGCCGCAGGTGTACCGCTTACACAGTTTGGCTCTGACAGCGACACGTTTATTTTTACTGATTCGCTGCTGATAACGGGCCTTAAAACCCAGTGGAAGCAAGCGAAGGGCTTAGACGCATCATTTGACCTTGCAGAGTTTAGAAGCCTGCTTGAGGCTAACAAGGCTCAGGATAAATCATTCCCAAAGCTGTCATTGTCTCCGTATGGCTCTAGCATCCTGCTAACCACAAACTCGATACCCGATGGTAACTTCCCCGGAGGTTAATCATGGACAAAAAAGCCCTAATCAACGCACTGCGAGACACGGCACAGAGCGCATCTAATGCCGTTGCTTCTAACTTGTCCGGCCCGGTTGATATGCTGGCGGCTGGACTTCGCAAGACTGGTTTGCCTATCCCTCAGAACGCAATGGGCGGATCTCAATGGCTAGAGGAAAAAGGCTTTACCCGTGACGTACCTATGGGCGCTCCTAGGGTAATTGGTGAAGCAATGGGATTAGCTGGGCCTGCTTTAGCGTTTGGGATGAAGAAATGAAAGCCTCGGCTACATCAATCCCGGCTTGCGTTGGTGGACTAGATGTGAAACCAATAGACGCGATTCACAATGTCGGTCAAGTGTCTACGACCAACGGGAAAGTCTGCGGAAATGCTTTCGTGACTTTCGCCGCGTGCCGCCCTGCTTCTAATTTCCAAAACTTGCATTTCTGTCAATTTTTTGACTGGGCTGTTCTCTCCTCTGTTATGAGTGCCATGCAGCAATTTGTCCTTAAAATTGCCGGATCGCGTGTCGTATCTCAGGTTGCAAATGTGGTTGTTGCTTGGGTTGCCGTCATTGTGACAACAGTCAAAACCTTCTGGTCTTGGGCCAACAAAGGCAAGCAACACAAGGTAGTGAACGTAGAAAGTTTTACGCTTGTGGTTAAGCAAAGGTCAACAGACCTACGATTAATTTTGTCAACCCTTTGCCAAAGAATTTTGCCACGCCAAAGCCTGTCGGGGTGCCCGCCAAAGTTTGCAACGTATCGGTCAACACCTCGCACGTTGCCGCAATCGGAGACTTCGTAAAGACCTTCGTAGCCCGGAATAGGCTTCCACGTTTCTTGCATGTTGTTGCTCCTAGCAACGCTCCAAAATGTAAAATTCATGGCAGCCAGTGGAGCGACTGGTTTTCGGGAGCAAACCTAGCCATGAATACACATTTTAACCGAGTATAGAAATATGGCAACAGGCAAATCAACTTCTGTACCAGCTCCGGTTAATGGTCTAAACGATCGCGATTCAATCGCAGACATGCCCCCAAGCGATGCCGTAGTCCTCGATAACTGGTGGCCATATCCCTCCTACCTAGCTATTCGCAAGGGCAGAACCCCGCACGTTACGGGAATGCCTGCAACGGTGGAAACCCTTGTTGAATATCTCCCGACCTCTGGCGCGTCTACCCTGTTCGCAGCGGCTGGCACTGCTATCTACAACGTAACAACACCCGGCGCGGTGGGTGCGGCTGTGCAGACTGGTCTAGCCAATGCACGCTGGCAAAATGCCCAGATCACGACTCCGGGCGGGTCTTTTCTCTACCTTGTAAACGGTATTGATTCTCCGCGCTTGTGGAATGGTACCGCCTGGACAACCATCACGGGCGCATCTTCACCCGCTATAACAGGGGTGACGACTACCACGCTCGCCCACGTTCAGCTATTCAAAAACCGATTATTCTTTGTCGAGAATAACTCGATGCGGGTTTGGTATCTGCCCGTCAACTCTGTAGGCGGTGCGGCATCTGCCCTTGATCTAGGCTCTGTTTTCCGCATGGGCGGGTCTATCATGGCCTGCTATACGTGGACTATTGACGCTGGCAACGGATCGGACGACCATTTTGTCATCATCACGACCAATGGAGAGGTAGCGGTTTATTCTGGTACTGACCCCTCAAGCGCAGCCGCTTGGAATCTTGTAGGCGTGTTTGTACTAGGCAGGCCACTTGGCAGGCGCTGTGCTGTGAAGTATGGCGGCGACTTGGCTGTGAACTGCATGGAAGGCGTATTTCCATTGGGTAAGGGTCTATTGTCTTCCTCTGTAGATCGGCGCGTTGCACTGTCAGACAAAATCCAGAACTCCGTTAGTCAGGCGGCAAACAGCTATCCGTCTAACTTTGGCTGGCAGCTTTGCCAATATCCCGATAACAACATGCTGATATTGAACGTCCCGGCAGGTAACGGGATGAACTTTCAATACGCACAAAACACCATCACAGGCGCATGGACTAAGCTAACCGGGTGGAATGCTACGGTATGGCTTAACGCTGCTACGGGACTGTATTATGGTGACGCTAACTCTATTCAGAAAGCATGGACAGGTAACCTAGACGGCACCGTACCAATTACCGCTGACGTTCTCCCTGCGTTTAGTTACTTTGGAAACAAAGCGCGAAACAAGTATTTCACGATGGTTCGCCCTTATCTGCAAAGCTCTGGGAATCCGTCGGTACTCTACGGGCTGAATACTGACTTTAACCAGACCGACCCAGAAGGCGCTCTAAACTTCACCCCTCCCACTGGTATGGTTTGGGGTTCTATGGTTTGGGGTTCGATGGTTTGGGGCGGTGGCCTTAAACCCATTACCGCATGGCAGACCGTGGGCGCTGTTTGTAACTCCGCAGCGGTGCGGTTGAAGATACAGAATAACGGCTCCGAGGTGCGATTCAGCAATATGGACTACCTCTACCAACAGGGGCAGGGCGTGCTTTGAAAGTATTTGGCAACGAAGTTACCTTTGACGCTGATTTAGTCGGCCCTTGGGTATCTGCCAAAACTGGGGGCCATTGGTGCAAAGGTAGAGGGACTGCAATAGGCAGACTGAAAGACGGTGAATTGGTGGCAGGGGTTCTATATGAGGACTTCACCGGGGCCAATATTGTCTGCCATATTGCAGGCGAAGATGGTTGGGCGACTAGAGGCTTTTTGGGGTTGATATTCGATTATCCCTACAACCGACTGGGCGTTAAGCGAATTACTGCACCAGTTGCGGCAAACAACACAAAAAGTAGATTGTTAATGGACAGGTTGGGGTTTATACTTGAGGCTACACTAGCTCAGGCTATCCCTGATTCTGATTTGCTTATTTACCGGATGTTTAAGTCCGATTGCAAGTTTTTGAAGGATAGATACCATGGGCAAAAGTAGCGCTCCCGCAGCACCAAACTACACGAAGCAGCCGAGAAAACCGCAGCAGGTAATCTCGCCGCCGCGCGTCAGCAAACATCCGCTAATCGGGTTAATCAATACACCCCCTACGGTTCTTTGGTCTATAAAGACCTTGGGAACGACAAATGGGAGCAAACCCAGACGCTTACCCCCCAAGCCCAAGCTACCCTAGATAAACAAATGGCGCTATCGGACAAGTACGCCGATACTGCTAACGCTGGTTTTGATAAGGTGCAGGGGCTTTTGTCCAATCCTGAATTGGATATGTCGCAACTGCCTCAACGGGCTATCAATGTCGGACAGACTGCGCAAGACGCGATTATGTCCCGCTTGCGTCCACAACTTGACCAACAAGACGAAGCCCTACGCACACGACTGGCAAACCAAGGCATCACCCTAGGCTCTGACGCTTACGGTAAAGAAATGACCGCCCAAGGCCAGCGCGGTAACGACCTACAACTTCAAGCAGCATTGCAAGGGATAAACCTAGACCAAGCAAACCGCGCAAGTGCATTGCAAGAACAGGCATACGTGCAAGACCGACCATTGAACCTTGTAAACGCGCTTCGTTCTGGTGCGCAGGTTCAGTCTCCACAATTTCAACAATTCGCACAGCAAGGCAATGCGGGAGGTGTTGACTACTCGCAAGCCGCTGGACAACAGTATCAAGCCGACCTAGGCGCATACAACGCAAATGCAGCATCTAACCCTATGAACGGTTTATTTGGCCTTGGCGGTACTGTTTTGGGCCTTGGCACTGGAAGCGGCGGAACCATCGGCGGCGGGTTGTTCAATTCGTTCATGAATAGGAAGCAATAAGCATGGACTACGACCAAAAGATTCAAGCGGCAATGCTTCGCCAGCGCGATGCTTCGGGCCGCACGCAATACCAAAACCCCGAAGGTAAGATGGTAAGTGGGCGCTATATCGCTCCTAACTTTCTTGAATACCTATCGGCTGGACTGCGAAGCGCAGGGGCTGGGCGTGAAGCTCAAATGGCAAACCAAGAGCTGAAAGACCTGCAAACCCAGAAGCAAGACGCAATGAAGGGCGATATGTCCCGCATGGTTGAGGCTCTGCGAGGAACGCCAGAAAAGACTATATCCGCACCATCGCCATTTGACACAGAAGGCGCGGGTCAGTTCACCATGCCCGCAAAGCAGGGAAGCGTAAAAGACTTTTACGGCGCTGCTATGGAATCGCAATTCCCACAATTCCAACAAATGGGAATGCAGGGCGCTCTATCTTCCGCGCAGGATGAAGCGAAGGCTTTGCAGACGCAGCAACAGCAACAGCGCATTATGAGCATCTTGCAAAGCGCAAACAGCCCACAAGAGGCCATTGCAGCAGGTGTGCCACCTGAGACTGTGAAGTCTTATTACGAGTCTCCAAATTTTGGCAGGGCTAAGGTTAAATATCAGGACGTTGGCGGAGAATTCGTGCCAGTTGACGAATATGGCGGCGTGCCTACAGGATTGAAGCCAATGCCGAAGACTGCCGATCCATTCAAGGATTTTATAGTACGCGGCGCTGACGG